CCAATACAAGACGGTATGGATCGTCCTAAGACTGAATTAGCTTATCGTGTACCAGCTTCTAAATTCACAAGAAGAAGTATTGTATCAACTGAAAAAGCTGAAGATCTTGCTGGACTAGATACAACTATAGATTGGAAGAACACTGGAGATAATGCTTATGATGGAGAAAAGCTAAAGCTTTTAGTTCATGATGAGTCAGGTAAATGGGAAAGACCTAACAACATATTAAATAACTGGAGAGTTACAAAAACAACACTTAGATTAGGAAGTAGAGTAATTGGTAAATGCCTTATGGGTAGTACTTCAAATGCTCTAGACAAAGGTGGTAGAAACTTTAAAAAATTATACGATGACTCAAACGTCAGTAAAAGAAACGCAAACGGACAGACTCGTTCGGGACTCTATTCTTTGTTCATACCTATGGAATGGAACTACGAAGGATACATTGATTCTTTTGGATTTCCTGTCTTCGACACCCCAAAAGTACAAGTACACGGACCTCATGGTACGCCGATAAAAATTGGAGTTATCGAGTATTGGGAAAATGAAGTTGAAGGATTAAAAGAAGATCAAGACGGTTTAAACGAATTTTATAGACAGTTTCCACGTACTACTAAACACGCTTTTAGAGACGAATCTAAACAATCTTTATTTAACTTAACTAAAATATACGAGCAAATTGATTACAACGAAGGAACATCTAATTCTTCTTTAGTAACTAGAGGTAATTTTCAGTGGAAAGATGGATTAAAAGATACTGAAGTGTTTTTTATGCCAAATCCAAGTGGTAGGTTTTACATATCGTGGACACCTTCTTATAACATGCAAAACAGAAGTATAACTAAGAATGGAATTAAGTACCCAGGCAATGAGCATATGGGCGCTTTTGGATGTGATAGTTATGATATATCAGGCACGGTTGATGGTATAGGTTCTAAAGGTTCTTTACATGGTTTAACAAAGTTCAGTATGGAAGACGCACCGCCAAATTCTTTATTTTTAGAATATATCGCTCGTCCGCAAACTGCAGATATATTTTTTGAAGACGTTTTAATGGCATTAGTTTTTTACGGTATGCCAATATTATGTGAAAACAACAAACCTAGGCTTTTGTATTATTTAAAAAGAAGAGGTTATAGAGGATACTCTATGAATAGACCGGATAAAGTATATAGTAAGTTATCGGTAACAGAAAAAGAAATTGGTGGAATACCAAATTCAAGTGAAGATATCAAGCAAGCTCACGCAGCTGCTATAGAATTTTATATAGAAAATTTTGTTGGAAATATTGGTAATGGATACGGAGACGTATATTTTCAAAGAACTTTAGAAGATTGGGCTACTTTTGATATAAACAATAGAACAAAGCACGATGCTTCAATAAGTTCAGGATTAGCTATAATGGCTTGTAATAAAAATAAATATAGACCTATTAATGATATCGTAAGAGAGCCTGTGGCTCTTGGTTTTAAAAGATATAATAACAAGGGGTATAATTCACAAATAATAGAATAAATGAATCAAACTAATTACTTTAGTGGTTTTCCTAGTCAGGTAGTACCAGACGCAGAGAAAGATACATGGGAATACGGACTTCAGGTTGGTAGAGCTGTTGAGAACGAATGGTTTAGAAATAATAGGGGTGGAATGAGGTTTCAAACCAATTATCAACAATACCATAATTTAAGATTATACGCTAGAGGAGAACAATCTATACAAAAATACAAAGATGAATTATCTATAAATGGTGATTTGTCATATTTAAATCTTGACTGGAAACCAGTACCTGTTATACCTAAGTTTGTAGATATAGTAGTTAATGGAATGTCAGAAAGAGAATATGATATTAAAGCTTACTCGCAAGATCCAGATTCTTTCAAAAAAAGAACTGATTACGCAAACGCTTTATTAAGAGATATACAGTCTAGAGAATATCTACAAAAAGTACAAAAAGTTACAGGTATGAAACTGTGGAACACAAGTGATCCGCAAAACTTACCTGAAAGTAAAGAAGAATTAGGACTACACATGCAACTAGACTATAAGCAGTCTATTGAGATAGCAGAAGAAGAAGCTATATCTAATGTGTTTGCACAAAACAAATATCCTGAAGTTAAAAAAAGAATGCTTCAAGATCTTGTCGTACTAGGTATTGGTTGTGTAAAAACAAACTTTAATACATCAAACGGTATAACTGTTGACTATGTAGATCCAGCTAATTTAGTTTATTCTTACACGGAAGATCCAAATTTTGAAGATATATATTATGTTGGTGAGGTTAGGAGTGTTAGTATATCAGAACTAAAGAAACAATTTCCAGAATTAACTGACGCTCAAATGCTTCAAATTGAAAAGTTTCCTGGAGAACAAAACTATTTAAGAAACTGGAATGAAGCTCCTGATACAGTTCAAGTATTGTTTTTTGAATACAAAACATATAGCAACCAAGTTTTTAAAATAAAGAAAACAGATCAAGGTTTAGAAAAAGCTTTAGAAAAACCAGATTACTTTGATCCTCCTAAAAGTGATAACTTTGAAAGAATAGGAAGAAGTATAGAAGTATTATACACAGGTGCTAAAATACTTGGCCTTAATGAAATGCTTAGATGGGAAATGTCTGAAAATATGACAAGACCATACGCTGATACTACTAAGGTTAGAATGAACTACTCGCTGTGCGCTCCTAGAATGTACAGAGGACGTATAGAGTCACTAGTTGGAAGAGTAACAGGTTTTGCTGATATGATTCAATTAACACATCTTAAACTACAACAAGTTTTGTCTCGTATGGTACCAGATGGTGTTTATGTAGATGTAGATGGATTAGCCGAGGTTGATCTAGGTAACGGTACTAATTACAATGCTTCAGAAGCACTTAATATGTATTTCCAAACAGGTTCTATTGTTGGTAGATCATTAACGCAAGATGGAGAATTAAATAGAGGTAAAATTCCAATACAAGAATTACAAACATCTTCAGGAAACGCTAAGATACAAAGTTTAATACAAACTTATCAGTATTATTTACAAATGATAAGAGATGTTACAGGACTTAATGAGGCTAGAGATGGAAGTACTCCTGATAAAGATGCTTTAGTAGGACTACAAAAGATGGCTGCTAACGCGTCTAACACAGCTACTAGACATATATTACAAGCTAGTTTATACATATCTGTTAGGACTGCAGAAAATATATCACTAAGAATAGCTGATGTATTAAGCTTTGATTTAACAGCAGAGTCATTAAAATCTTCTATAAGTTCTTTTAATGTTGGTACTTTAGAAGAAATTAAAGATATGAATTTATTTGACTTTGGTATTTATTTAGAACTAGAACCAGACGAAGAGGAAAAAGCAATGCTTGAACAAAACATTCAAGTAGCTTTACAGTCAGGCCAAATTTTTCTAGAAGATGCTATAGATATTAGAGAAATTAAAAATCTAAAACTAGCAAATCAATTACTTAAGTTAAAACGTAAGAAAAAGCAAGAGCAGGATCAAGCTAATCAACAGAAAATGATCCAAGCTCAAGCAGAGGCTAATGCTAAAGCTGCTGAACAAGCTGCTATGGCAGAAGTACAAAAGCAAGAAGCTCTAGCTAATACTGAAATTCAGATACAGCAAGCTAAAGCTCAAATGGAATTACAGAAAATGCAAAATGCTGCTCAAATAAAACAGCAAGAAATGGAAAGACAATTCCAGTACGATCTACAATTAGTTCAAATGCAAAATCAAACTATTTCGCAAAAAGAAACAGAAATTGAAGATAGAAAAGACAAAAGAACACAAATGCAAGCAACACAACAAAGCGAAATGATCACGCAAAGAAAGCAAGATTCATTACCTATTGATTTTGAAAACCAAAGCGGTTTATTAGATGGTATGGATATAGATCAGTTTGCTTAATTATTTTTTTATTAATTATATAATATTTTATCATGTCAACAAAAACAGAAGCAAAAGGATCTTTAAAGATGAAAAAATCTATAAAGGCGCAAGTAAGTAATGAACCTATTAAAGTAGACTTAACTGATATTAGTTCTCAAGGAGAGTTAATAAGTAACGAAGTTACAAAAGTAATAATACCTAAACAAGAAGACGATGCCATTCAAATCGGAGAAACAAAGGAAGTACCTGTGGGCAAACCATCCGAAGATAGCACAGAGATGGGAGAACCTGTACAAGAGTCCAACGAGACTGTTGAAGGGTTTTCTCCAATCAAAGAAGTAACTGAAGAAGAAGAAAAAGAAGTAAAACCTGTAGTAGAAAGTAAAAAAATTGAACTGCCAAAAATTGATCTACCTGAAAACGTAGAAAAATTAGTTGAGTTCATGAAAGATACTGGAGGAACAATAGAAGATTATACAAGATTAAACGCTGATTATTCTACAATAGATAATGACGTTTTGCTAAAAGAATACTATAAAAAAGCTAAACCGCATCTTAATGATGAGGAAATAGGATTCGTCATGGAGGATAACTTCTCTTTTGACGAAGAAATTGATGATGAGCGAGACATCAGAAAGAAAAAACTCGCTTTTAAAGAAGAGGTTGCAAAAGCTCAAAACTTTTTAGAAGACTTAAAAGGTAAATATTACGACGAGATCAAGTTGAGACCGGGCGTTACCCAAGAGCAAAAAAAAGCTACTGATTTTTTTAACCGATTCAACGAGAATCAAGAGGTGATGAACAAACAACACCAAGATTTTAAAACTAAAACTAAAGATTACTTTTCTAACGAATTCAAAGGTTTTGACTTCAATGTTGGAGAGAAAAAATTTAGATATGGTGTAAAAAATCCTAGTGAAGTTGCTGAAATTCAAAGTGATATTACAAAGTTTACAAAAAAGTTTTTAGATGACAAAGGTAATATTCAAGATGAAAAAGGCTATCACAAAGCAATGTACGCTGCTAGAAACGCGGATACTATAGCACAACATTTTTATGAGCAAGGCAAAGCTGATGCTGTTAAAAATGTAATTGCTAAGTCTAAAAATATATCATCAGATATTAGGTCAACACCTAACGCTGATCTTTATATTGGAGGGTTAAAAGTAAAAGCTGTTAATGGTCTTGATTCAACAAAATTGAAAATAAAAACAAGAAAATAACAATTTAAAAATTAATTAATTATGGCTTTATCCCCTTTATATGGTAGTTTGATCCCTACTCAGTCACAGCAAGTGACTTCGGACAACTACTTAAGTTTTACTGATGGAACAGGAAAGAATTTTTCACAACAATACCTTCCTGAAATCTATGAGGCAGAAGTAGAAAGATACGGAAATCGTACTCTTGGAGGCTTCTTAAGAATGGTTGGCGCTGAAATGCCAATGACATCTGATCAAGTAATTTGGTCGGAACAAAATAGATTACACGTATCTTACAGTAGTGCAACTACTACAGTTTCGGCTGCAGGTATAATCACTTTAGGAACTGCCGCTGGCGCTCCTGATACTGTACAAAATGTAATCAAACCAAATATGACTGTTGTCGTTATGACACCAGGCGCTGCTGCAACAGCTGTTAAATGTATAGTTGGAGATTCTGGTAATGTTGCTGGATCTGCACTTGCTGCTATGGAAATTCAAGTATTTCCTTACACTGGTGCTTTACCAGCGGTAGCTACAGTAGTTAAAGTATTTGTATATGGTTCTGAATTTCCAAAAGGAAGTTCTGGAGTACAAGAAAACATCACTCCTTCTTTTACACAATTTTCAAACAAACCAGTTATTATTAGAGATAGATACGTTGTATCTGGGTCTGATACTGCACAAATAGGTTGGGTTGAAGTTGCTGCTGAAGATGGAACTTCTGGATACTTATGGTATTTAAAAGCTGAAGGTGAAACTAGATTACGTTTTGAAGATTACTTAGAAATGACACTAGTTGAAGGTGAGTTAGCCGCTGCTGCTGCTGCAGGTAACTTTGCTTTTGCTGCTGCAAACACAGCTGCTTTTCAAACGTCTACTGGTTTTAATACTGCTAATGACGCTAATTTAGGTACTGAAGGTTTATTCGCTGCTATCACTGCAAGAGGTAATGTATTTACTGCTTTTGGAGGTGCTTTAATAGATTTTGATGCTATCTTAGGTAACTTAGATTCTCAAGGAGCTATAGAAGAAAACATGTTATTCTTAGACAGATCAACTGAACTGGATATAGACAATATGTTAGCTTCACAAAATTCTTATGGAATTGGTGGTACATCTTACGGTGTATTTGAAAATTCTGAAGAAATGGCTTTAAACTTACAGTTCTCTGGTTTCAGAAGAGGTTCTTATGACTTCTACAAAACTAGCTGGAAATACTTAAATGATGCTTCTACAAGAGGAAATGATTCTTCTTTTACAACTGGAGACAACATTGACGGTGTATTAATTCCTGCTGGAACAAGTACAGTTTATGATCAAATTTTAGGAACTAACATCAGACGCCCTTTCTTACACGTAAGATACAGAGCTTCACAAACTGATGATAGAAGAATGAAATCATGGATCACAGGATCTGTTGGAGGTGCTTTTACTTCTGACTTAGATGCTATGGAAGTGCATTTCTTATCTGAAAGATGTTTATGCGTTCAAGCTGCAAACAACTTTGTGTTATTGAAAAAATAATACAAATGCTTAATATTTATTGTAATAGTTACTCTCGTAAAAACTACGGGAGTAATTGTTACTCTTATTTTTACTAACTTATATTATATTATATCATGTCAAAAACAAAAATTAAAGAAACACCAACTGTCGAAAGTTGGGAAGTAAAAGATAGAAATTACTTTCTTATCGGGAAAACACCATTAACATATACGATTAATTCTAAGCATTCGCAAAGATCACCGTTGTTATATTTTGACCCAATAACAAGTGAACAAAGAGCATTGAGATATGCAACTAACCAACCTTCTCCGTTCATTGATGAACAAAAAGGAGAAGTAACATTAGCTCATATTATGTTTCAAGATGGCGCGTTATACGTTCCAAAAGAATATCAAGCTTTACAAAAATTACTTTCATTATACCATCCAAAAAAGGACTATATATATGCAGAGCATAAACCAATTGAAGATGCTAAAGATCAATTAGTAGATCTTGAAATAGAATTACTAGCGCTTAATGCTGCTCAAAACATGGAAATTGACCATGCTGAAGCTGTGTTAAGAGTGGAAATGGGATCTTCAGTATCAAAAATGTCTACTAAAGAAATAAAAAGAGACTTGATGCTATTTGCAAAAAGAAATGCTAAAGCGTTTTTAAGTATTGCTAAAGATGATAACGTTCAATTAAGGAACTTCGGTATTAAAGCCGTGGAACTAGGTATTGTAAAATTATCTGGTGATCAAAGAACTTTTGCTTGGGGTTCAAATGGAAGAAAATTAATGACTATACCTTTTGATGAAAATCCATATTCAGCATTAGCTGCTTGGTTTAAAACAGATGAAGGAGTAGAAGTTTACCAAACAATAGAGAAAAAATTCTCTTAACCTGTAATACTAATATAGGGCTCGTTCACTCGGGCCCAATATTATAATAAAAAACTAAAATGGCTATAAACGTAAATACTGTATATAAAACTGTTTTATTAATACTTAATAAAGAGCAGCGTGGATATATGACGCCTGATGAGTTTAATAGGGTAGCGAGTCAAGTTCAATTAGAAATCTTTGAAAGATATTTTGATGACTTGAATCAACAACTTAGAATTCCTCAAACAGATACAGATTACTCTGATAGACAAATGAATATAGATGAAAAAATAGCTATATTTAAAACCTTTGGTAAATGTGCTTACACCGCATCTTTAAGATCATTCGCACTACCAACAATTGATTTCTACGGCCAAACACCTGAATTTTACAGATTAGGCGCTGTGGTTTATAGAGATGAAACAGAACTTCAAAGACTACAAAGAAGCGATTTCTATAACATTCAAAAATCTCCTTTAACAAAATCAACAATATCTTTCCCTACATACTTGTACGAGAATCAAAGACTTTTTATAAAGCCGGACTCAATTAAACAAGATGTAACAGCTGATTATGTTAGAAAACCTTTAGATGTTAGATGGGGTTACGAACCTGGAACATTAGGACAATATCAGTATACTGGTGATGATTCTATTTATGATCCAGCAGCAAATCCTAATGGATCTACTCAATTTGAATTACACATTTCTGAACAGTCTAGTGTAGTTATAGACATACTAATGTACGCTGGGATTATAATAAGAGATCCTCAGATAGTGCAAGCAGCGGCACAAGAAGCTGTTATGAATGAACAAAACTCAAAAATGTAATAAATGGGATTAATAACAGAAAACAACTTACAGTATTACGGGGGAACTCAGATATTTCAAGCTTCCGCAGGAGTTAATTCATTTACAACAACTTTTAACACAGATCTTGTTTATTATACTAATGACCCTACAGCTTTACAATGGCCTTTAAATAACTTTCAAGTACAACTAAGTACTGATGGAGGGTTGACTTACGTGGCTTACGAAGCTCCTACCTGCTCGTATGAAGTTAATAGAAACACTATAACTACAGGTGCTTTAAATGCTGGTGACGTTATACAAGTTCAGCTTACTGAAGCAACTACACAAAACAATTACGGCGGTTATGCTTACACTAAGTTGAATGATATAATTAACAACTATATAGTAGCGTACGTTGGTGCTGGGAAACTAATACCTAGCGTTAAAAGAACAGATGTTATATTTCACGCAAAACGTGGATTACAAGAATTTAGCTTTGATACTCTAAAGAGTATAAAATCTGTAGAATTACAAGTGCCACCAAGTTTGTCTTTAATAATACCACAAGATTATGTTAACTATGTTAGATTATCTTATGTTGATTCCCTAGGTGTTCAACACACTATACAACCTAACAATACTTTAACTACAAATCCATATAGAAATTTAACACAAGATAGTTTAGGAGAACCTATACAAGATGCTAATTTCAATAACATAGAAAACACATCGACAACAGAAGCATTATGGGCGCAAGCTAATAATAGATTAATAAGTGGCTGGAACGGACTAGCTTGGAGTTATTATACTGATTATTTTAATGGAGGATTTCCTTTATATTGGAGTGGTTTAGTAGGCCAAAGATATGGCTTAGACCCACAGTTTTCACAAACTAACGGATGGTTTGGTATAAACGAAAGAGAAGGTAAGTTTTCTTTTTCAAGTAACCTAAGAGGTAGTACCGTGATAATAGAATATATATCAGACGGTTTATCTAGTGATTTAGATACTAAAGTACCTAAAATGGCTGAAGACGCAATGTATGCTCATATAAATCATTCTATATTGTCAGGAAGAGCAAACATGTCTGAATACATAGTAAGAAGATACCAAAAAGAAAGAAGTGCTAAATTAAGAAATGCTAAAATAAGATTATCTAATATAAAGCTTGATGAAATTGTTCAAGCAATGAGAGGTAAGTCTAAATGGATAAAACACTAAAATTAAATGGCAGAAGTTAAAAATAGTTTTTTAAAGTCTAAAATGAATAAAGATTTAGACGCCAGATTACTACCTAACGGTGAATATAGAGATGCTTTAAATGTTTCAATATCTAAATCTGAGAATGCTAACGTTGGTGCTTTAGAAAATGTAGAAGGCAATAACTTAACTGTGGATGTTGGGAAAACATTAAACACGCTGTCTGGTGTTGATAATTTAAAAATTATTGGCCAACATACAGATAAAAAAGCTAAAATAATATACTTATTTTTAACCAACCACTCTGGCGACGGGGTTGCTTATGATAACACGGCTGTTAACTGGATATGTAGTTTTAATCTACAATCATTAGAACTTTTAGTTTACTCTACAGGCGCGTTTTTAAATTTCTCTACGCGAAACACTATATTAAGTGTAAACTTACTTGAAAGTATTCTTTATTGGACAGACGACAGAAACCAACCAAGAAAAATAAATGTTCAAAATAGTTTAAACGTAAATCAATACCCTAGTTTTAAACCATTTTACACAAACGAAGATCAAATAAGTGTAGCTAAAATAGCACCACATACTGTTATAGATTTATATAAAGAAAATAATGGTATTAACGAAACAACTTTAATAGACGCAACGTCTATTGCTTTACCTGAACAGTACCAAGCAACTGTCTTTTCAGCCGTAACTAACAGTGAAACAATAAATATAACTGATTATTCAGGTACAGATTTAGAAAATATTGACGGTTATTACGTTTGGAGTAGTGACGGTCAACTACTTAGTAATGAAGGAGTGTTAGTGACAGAAGTAA